ATGTCGTTTATTGGGATCTAATATGAGTGAGCAAAACCTCACCTTAGCTGGATCATGTGGAGATGTTGCAGATGCTGGCGGAACGCCTCAATTCAATATGATCCCAACCAACTTCAGTGTTGTAGGTGTGAACAATATAGATCTCCAGGTAGCATTTCAATTCAGCTCTGGCACACCAACGGCATCCAGCCTTAGTGTGACTCTATATTTTGAATGATCTTGAATGGCTAAGACCAGGATAGGCAGTAATGCCATCTATTCAGGGAACCAGTTAGGACTTTCTATAATTGGTGAACACTGTTATGCCTACAATGAAAAAGGTTGTACTAATACAGACGTGACGCTCCTGAAGTTTAGTACGGGCAAATATTACATAGTTGCAAAAGTGCAATTTGGTTATGTAGAAAATTCTAACGAGTCCTTTGATTACTCAATTTTATTCAATGGAAACTCGATTGCGGGTTATCTAGTAGGAGGAGCAGGGACTCAGGCAAATGATAACCAGGACAACGCTCCATTGAATATAATCATACCTCCTTTAACCGATGTTGAGATAACAGCTAAGAATATATCCGCCTCAAATGAAAGAGATCAGATAGCAACTTTAACAGGTCGAGTTTATGCATGACCCTAGGACCTTCTAAATCAGTCTCCAGGGCAAAGGACGGTAAGATCTACGGGTGGAGTGGAAGTTATGCCCTTACTTCTTCTGCTGTCACCCTACTGGATTATACGAACCCGTCAGCATTTTACTTAACCAGGGTAACTTTAGGTATTGACTGGAGTTCAATCTCTGCTGGAGAAGTTCTAAGCTATACGATCAATGTAGATGACCAGGCCTTATTCGTTGAAAAACTGGTTGTCCTGATTAATAATATTGGGATTCAACCCAAGATGTTTGAATTCATCATACCACCAAACAGCACAGTTAAGATCCAAGCAACAGAGAGTGCCAATAATGGGTCTATTTCGTGTATTCTGACAGGTTATAGAGTATAATGGTTTTAGATCCAGAAGGACCTTTTGCGGGATTTGGAAAACCTCCATCAGATGAGGAAATAAAAGAAACTAAAAAACTTATAGATCAGTTTAAACTTTTATGGCCTCTTTTGTTTATTCCATTAGTTACCTGGTTTAAAAAAAAGAATAATAAAGGAGACATAACCGACTCTATAGAATGGATAGCATTAACAAATTTCTTAACAGGCTATTCAGATTATATTGTGGCGTTGGTTTGGATTCTTTTAGCCAGGGTAAATGGAACCGTAAATAAATTATCTTATGTTTTTGTCGGTGCAGAAACTATTCCAACAGTAGAATTAAATCTTCCAAAAGGGGTAATGTTGGGATCGTGGTTTGTAACTGGTGAATATGCAATAGACTTTGTTAAAAATTTATCTGGGGATGTTGGGGATCTAATAGAAACAGGACACACTCAAGAAACCACAGGTCCTTTAGATGTTTTGATTGCTTCAATCTTGACCGTGACAGGATTGGATAAAGTGCTAGGGATTAAAAAATGACAGACCAAATGTTTTTTTTGGTTTGGTTTTTGAGTTTTGGAATATACTTGATAATTTACACCTGGTGGATTCCTATCCGTACCAGAAAAAATATCGAAGCCTGGTTAATGGATTCTGAATCTGACGAAACTTTGTTAGCTTCCCTGGAAGTGATCACTAAAAAAATCAGGGAACAGATGTTAATTGATTTTGAAGAATTTATGTTGCCACAAGCGCGAGAGAGTTTGCAGAAGTTTTGGTCTGGAGCAATGGGCAATGCTGCTAAAGAACTGAAAGGTTCTGAAGAAGGTTCTAATTTGTCTCTGCTCCATAATATTACTCAAGATTTATCAGGTCAACCCTGGTATGTTCAAGCCCTGGCATCTAAAATGTTACCGATGATCACTGAAGCGGTCAAAACGCAACCAAAACGCACAAGTGACGCAACAATAGGCATGGGATTGCATAAATAACGCACCTACAACGCACAGCAGCGCTCCAAACTCGCTTTTTAAACCCCATCCTACCCCACCTTCTCCGCTAGTCCTTCTCCTTTCTTTAAACGAAATGGGCTGAAGAGCTAATATTCAGTTTGACTGCGTACTATTTTAGTTAAGATTTTTTGACAGTCATAACATATTGTTACTCTATTATTGAATTTGTCTGTCTTGAGATGGTCTATTGATTGTAAACAGATATTACATCTACGCTTCATTATCTTCCTCATCTATCTTTACTGCTAGAGTACATATTCCTAGATGTAATTTATCAAATAAGTGCCAGGGTTGATTATCGCCCCATAAATCAAAATGGCGCTTTAGATGCATTTTAATGTGGGTTAGTTCTACCGCTAACTCATAGAGTTCATCAGGTTCAATCATCCTTAACCATCCAATGCATAGGAACCATCTTCTCTGCGAGTTAGGGTCCAGATGTATTCTGGGTCAATCCAGTATTCCGCATCGTCTGTTTTGAGAAGTGCTAATACATCTATTCTTATTACTTCTGCTACAGTCTCCCACTTTACCTCTAAGCCTTTCTTAGAAAGAGAGTAAGAAGAATGGGGATGTTTGAGAAGGGTGAAGTAAAGAGACCACTTAGAGTTCTTATTCTTACCATAGCCTGTGTCCCATTCGCTTTCGATCTCTTCCGGTATGGTTGCGTTTACAAACTCACATACCTCACCAGGTTCTAATTGTTTAAACCTGGGCGTAGCTCCTAACGAAATTCTCTTATCTTTCAAGCTCATCAATTAGATCCAGTGTGTTTTGCTATTTAATAATTTCTAAATAGCACAAACAGTTATATAACGGATTAAACATTAATTGATAATGCCAGTGGGACTCTACACCAGGAAAGGTAAAAATGGAAGGACAATGTATTTTAGAAATGGCAAGCTCATCAGTAAGGCATCCTATAGTACCTCTCGCAAGCGTAAGAGTTCAACCAGGAAAGGTCAGGTTCGTAAAACCTCTCGCCGAGCCTACACTAGGAAGAGATCCACTGGCAATCCAAGGAGTAAATATATGAAATCAATCCCACATCCGTCGGTAACTGGTATGGCTAGCGGACTCGCAATAGCAGCATACCTAAACGCTGGTAAAACAACCGCACAGAATGGTTTTCCTGTTACTACAGAAGGTGTGATTAAGGATATTACAGATGGTCAATTAGGAGTCGCATTCAGTACTCTTTCAAATAACGCAATCAATATGATTGGTAGCGATGCTGGAAGAAAGACGTTAGTTACTGCTGGACTTGTTGCGATGCTTGGAGCATTCGCACGAAGCAGATTCCCACAACTAAAACTAGGAGGAAGTAAACTTTACTTCAGAATATAAAATGGTAACAACAATAACCCGAACCTACGACAGCACACCGACGGATAAAACCTATTTTTCGCTCACGGATAATATGTCAAGTTCTTCGTTAGGAAATATCCAAACGCCGCAAAATTCACAGAGAATTTCCAGGATCGACGTAGCCGTTGATGCTTCAGATACGAAAGGCTTTATCCTGGCATGTCGTTTATTGGGATCTAATATGAGTGAGCAAAACCTCACCTTAGCTGGATCATGTGGAGATGTTGCAGATGCTGGCGGAACGCCTCAATTCAATATGATCCCAACCAACTTCAGTGTTGTAGGTGTGAACAATATAGATCT